CGGTCCGGGTCGACCGGGCCGCGTCCTACGCACTGGTCCAGCCCGCCCCGATCCAGGTGCGGATCGACCGGCTGTCGGCCTACACCCTGATCGCCCTGCAACCCAAGCCAGTGCGGATCGACCGGATAGCCGCCTACGTGCTGATCAAACTGGCCGCCACCGTGCGCTGGTGGGACGGCAGCAACTTGCAGGCGGCTGAGGTTTTGGGCTGGTGGGACGGGTCTGCCATCCAACCGCTCACCACCCTCGGCTGGTGGGACGGGTCCAGCATCCAGCCCTTGGCCTGACCTGACCGACGGCGAGCGTGAATGACACCTCGGTAAGTCCGTGCGACACTCCTGCGAAGAGGACCCTCTCCCGCCAGGAGCGACAAGATGCCGCGTCGCCGTCCATCGGCCGCTATCCCACCGACAGCGTTGGTCGCCTCGGTCGCCCGCTACCCCGGTTCGGTTCCCCGCATCTACCACCCCAAGCAAGGCTGGCAAGCCGAGTGCTACCGGCATTACGCGATCTGCGGTGAAGCCCGGTTCGCAGCCAAGTTCTTCGGCAACTCCGTGTCCCGGGCCATCCTCGGTGTCGAGTCACCCGGACCCGACGGGTATCAGACGCAAACCTCTGGCCCCGCCTACGACGCCCTGCAGTCGCTGTTCGGTGGTACTCAGAACCAGACTCAGATGTTGTCCGCGATTGGCCAGCATCTGACCATCGCCGGGGAGTGCTACCTGGTCGGCCGGTCGGTCACCGACGACGACCCGGAGACCGGGAACGACGTGTGGGAGGTTGTGTCCTGCACCGAAATGAGCGTCAACGGCAACAACTGGATCATCAACTACGGCGCCGGGCATCCCGCGGTCACTCTCACCGACTCCGACGTGGTACTCCGGATCTGGCTGCCGTCCCCGAACCAGCAGATTGAAGCCGACTCCCCGTTCCGCAGCCTGCTCCCGATCCTGTCCGAGATCGAATGGCTCACCCGACACGTGTTCGCGCAGATCACGTCCCGGCTGGCGGGCGCCGGGATCCTGATGATGCCGCAGTCGATGACGTTCCCTCCGCCACCGGCCCAAGACGGTGCCGAGGTGGAGTCCACCTCCGACGCCGACGCCTTCATGGCGACCCTCGCCGACGCCATGATGCGGCCGATCGAGGACCCCGGCTCCCCGTCCGCGGTGATCCCGGTGGTGGTCACCGCCCCCGACGACGCCATCGACAAGGCGAAACTGCTGACCTTCTGGACCGACCTGGACGCCCACTCCCTGGAACTGCGGGGCGAGGCGATCCGCCGGTTCGCGCTCGGCATGGACCTGCCGCCCGAACAGATCCTCGGCATGTCCACCCGCGGCAACTCCGCCACCGGCGGCGGCGGCTCCGGTATGTCGCATTGGGGTGCCTGGCAGGTCGAGGAAGCCACCATCAAACTGCACATCGAGCCGATGCTGGACGTGATCACCCAGGCGCTCACCGTCGGCTACCTGCAACCCCTGCTCGGCCCCAACGACCAGTCGGTGATCTGCTACGACACGTCGGCGCTGAAACTGCGGCCGGACCGGTCCAAGGAAGCCTTCGAACTCTATGACCGGGGCCTGATCAGCGGCACCGCTTGCCGCCGCGAGAACGGGTTCCCCGAAGACGACGCCCCCGACCAGGCCGAGTTCCACGCCTGGCTGCTAATGAAGGTGGCTTCCGGGTCCTCCACCCCCGACCAGGTGGGTGCCGCGCTGGCTGCGCTCGGCGTGCTGCTGCCCGCCCCACCCGACGGCCGGGGTCCTCGCGAAGCCCAACAGCCGCCGTCGCTGGAACAGCACCCCACCCGGCCCCGCACCCCCGCCGAGTCCGCCCTGGTAGCAGCCTCCGAAGCCCTCGTGTTCAGGGCGTTGGAGCGGGCCGGGAACCGGCTACGAGCGCACGGTTCCCGGCCACCGGGGGTGCCCGCCTACGAAACCCACCTGTACGTGAAGGGCGACGGCACCTGTCTCGACGACGCCTGGTCGTGTGCCGACAAGGTGCTCGACGGGATCGCCGACCCGGCCACCGTGATCCCGATCCTCGACGCCTACTGTCAGGCGCTGGTCGCCGAACAGTCCCCGCACCGCCGGGAGCGGCTGGCGGACTGGCTGGCGTTGCGCCGACGCCAGTTGGAGGTGGCCCGGTGAGACTCGACCCGGTTGCCACCTTCGCGGCCCGCCGCCGCCAGGTTCAGGACGATGCGATCAGCGCCCTGCTGCCGGTGGTCACCGCCTGGCTGAACGACCCCGGCCCCACCACCCGGGCGGCGCTGCTGCGCCGGGTAACCGCCCTGTACCAGCAGACCTACCGCGACGAAGGCGGCGACCGGCGACCCCGGCCCACCCAGGTCGCGGCTGCCGTGTCGAGGGCGTTGGGCCGGTCCACGGCCGACACCGACCCGCAGGTGCTGGCCACCCTGCTCGCGGTCACCGTCACCAACGCCGCCACCGTGCAGGCCGCCCTCGACGACCCGGAACCGCTGGTTCTGGAATGGGTGACCATGCACGACAGTAAGGTCAGGCACACCCACGCCGACGTCGAAGGTGACCAGCGGCCACCGGGCGAGACGTTCTCGGTCGGCGGCGAGAACCTGCTCTACCCCGGCCAACCGGTCGGGGACCCTGCGATCTGGATCAACTGCCGGTGCACCCTGGCACCGGTGCTCGCCAGCGAAGCCAGCAACCGGCCCCCGGTTGCCAGCGATAGCGGAGGAGTCACCATGACCGACACCACCACCGAACCCGGCATCGAGAACGCCGACGGCCGACCCACCGGGCTGCCCGCCCCCACCCCGACCCCGTGGCATGGAGTGCTCGCCCCGGAAGGGAAGTGGTCCGGCGACGGACGCCGGTTCGCCGAGAACGCCCTGTCCACCCGGGACCTGCCGCTGCCGCTGACCTGGCAGAAGGCGTCCTCGGACGGACACCAGGGCTCGGTGGTGGTCGCCCGGATCGACCAGGTGGAACGGGTCGACGGCGAGATGCGCGCCACCGGCGAGTTCCTGGGCACCGCCGAAGCCGACGAAGTGGTCGGCCTGCTCGCCGACTTCGGCCGGTTCGGGGTCAGCGTGGACGCCGACGACGCCGAGTTCGAGTTCGACGCCGACACCGACCGGGTCACTTTCACCCACGCCCGGATCAGCAGCGCCTCGATCGTCTCGATCCCGGCGTTCGCGGAAGCCTGGGTGGGGTTGGGTCGTCCGCCGGAGGGGTTCCTGCCGGAGCCGACCGGCGAGTTCGCCGGGAGCATGCGACCCGAATGCAACCCCGACTCCGAGGAGTACGACCCCGCCAAGTGCCGCGACGGTTACGCGCTGGAAGACGGGTTCCGGGACGTCGGCACCAAGGAACGCAAGCGGCTGGCCGACAAGGGCGCCGCGATGCCGGACGGCTCCTACCCGATCGCGAACTGCGGCGACTTGAAGAACGCGATCCAGGCGATCGGGCGGGCCAAGGACCCGGCGAAGGTGAAGGCGCACATCAAGAAGCGGAAGAACGCGCTCGGCTGCCCCGACGTGTCCATCCCCGAAGGCTGGGAAGCCGAGGTCGACGAGTTCCATGATGGAACCGAGTTCGGGCGCGGACCGGGCTGGATCACCAACCCCGAAGCAACCCGCCGGATCCACGACTACTGGACGGTGCCCGGCCACGCGGGCTACGCGAAGATCGGCTGGGGTACCCCCGGCGACTTCGACCGGTGCCGGGTCGAGATCGGGCAGGAGATCGCCGAACACGACCCCGCCACGGTGGCCCGGTGGATGAACCAGATCTGCGCGCAGTGGCACCACGACGCCACCGGGTTCTGGCCCGGTCACGCTCCCGCCGAACGCGCCGCCAGCGGTATCCCCGCGCCAGCGTTGTCGCTAGTGGCCGCTGGCGGTCCCCAGGCGCCCGCCGCCTGGTTCGCGAACCCGCAGTTCGCCGCCCCCACCCACCTGACGGTCACCGACGACGGCCGGGTGTTCGGGCACATCGCACAGTGGGGGGTCTGCCACATCGGGTTCGACGGGGTGTGCGTGGAGGCCCCGCCCAGCCAGACCGACTACGCCTACTACGCTACCGGCCAGGTTGCTCTGGACGACGGCACCGCCGCCCGGACCGGAGTGATCAGCCTCGGCGGTGGGCATGCGGGCAGGGGCAGCCTGCGTGCCGCCACCGAGCACTATGACTCCACCTCGTGCGCTGTCGCTGACGTCACCGTCGGGGAGGACGAGCACGGGATCTGGTGTGCGGGGTGGATTCGACCAGGCACCACCGACGAGCAGGTGGTGGCTCTCCGGGCTTCCGACGTGTCCGGGGACTGGCGCGAGGTCGGCGGCAACCTCGAACTTGTCGCCGCCCTCGCTGTGAACGTCGGCGGCTTCCCGGTGGCCCGGGTCGACCAGGGGATCCAGGTGATGCTGGTCGCCGCCGGGATCATCCACGACGAGCCGGAGGTCGATCAGGTGCAGGCGCTGGCATCCGCGATCGCGGCTGCGCTAGACAAGCAGCAGCGTGACGCCGTCGCCCGGGTGAAGCGGATGGGCGAACTAGTCCAACGAGTAGGAAGGGATCACTGATGCCCGCGAAGAAGAAGGCCGAAGCCGAACCCGAGTTCGTCGAGACCGGCACCCGGAACCCCAACCAGGGAACCGAGGACGAGGTGGACCGGACCCGGTGGGAGACCGTCGACACCAACGCCGGGCCGGACGCCCTGTCCGGCGGGGTCGCCGAACAGGAGGTGTGACGTGGGGTGCAACTGCGGCGGTGCGAAGAACACCCAGCAGCAGTTCGTGTACACCGCGCCGAACGGCCAGCAGGTGGTGTACAAGACGGAGATCGAAGCCCGGGCCGCGAAGATCCGCAACGGCGGCGGCACGATCACCGCGAAGGCTGCCTAGAAGTTCCATGATGGAACCTCGGTGTTGAGGGGGTAGGGGTGGAAGCACTCATCCAGGTCCGGCGCGGTACCGCCGCGCAATGGCTGTCCGCGAACCCGGTGCTCGCCCCCGGTGAACCGGGGATGGAGACCGACACCGGCAAGGGCAAGTACGGCAACGGCAGCCAGAACTGGACCGCGCTGCCCTACTCGTGGAGCATCGGCGGCCCGATCGGAGCCGCCGGTGGCGCCCTCGAAGGCTCCTACCCGGACCCCACCCTCGCCGACGACTCGGTGGGCTCGGCTCAGATCGTCGACGGCTCGGTCGGGTCAGCGGAACTCGGCACCGACGCGGTGACCACCGCCAAGATCGGGAACCTGCAGGTTACCGGCGGCAAGTTGGCCGACTCCGCGGTGTCGTTGGCGAAGTTGGGTCCAGGCGCGGTGGACTCCACCAAGATCGTGGACGGCTCGATCGGGCTCGGTGACCTGAACTCCGGCACCGTGTCGTCGTTGAAGGCCGACGTCTACGACGAAGGCACCTCGGTGGTCGCCGACGTGTCGATCATCGACTTCGTCGGCTCCGGGGTTACCGTCGACACCCCATCGGGTGGCCGGGCACGGGTCACCGTCTCCGGGTCCGGCACCGGCACCACGATCCCGCCGGGCGCGATGATGCAATGGCACCAGGCGGCAGCCCCGGCAGGCTGGTACGCCTGCAACGGCGGACTGCATGTGGACATGGCGCCGATTATCGGCACCGAATACGGGGCGGTGGCGGGGACTGTTCCGACCATCCAGCCGACACCCTGCGACACCGGGTACAGCGGCACCAACGTGTACACCACGGTCGCAGGCTGGGCGGTCGACTCAGCGGAGGCACGGATCCGCAAGACCATGGTGATCTTGGATATCCAGGTGCACCGGACCGGGGCCGCGATCAACCTGAACTTCCCGGAGTTCACCGACCAGAACCTCTGCAACCTGAAAAACCCGCTGATCCCCGAGTACGAACTCGGCGGCGGCTGCTCCAACGTGCCTCGCTGGTACTCGATCACCACCGGTGGGGCGGTCAACCTGACCGCCGGACTGTCCGACTCCTCCTACACCGAGTCCGACGTCGCCACCGGCGACGTGATCATCCTGCACGCCGTCTACAACATTGCGGCGGCCCAGATCCTCAACGTGCCCCGGATCTACTGGATCATCAAGGCCCCCTAGGTGGTGGCCGACGCGACCGCCTGCAATACCCGAGCCAGACGGATCGCGTCGGTTGCCTCGAACACGAACCGGTCGGCGTGCCCGTACCGGTTGGACAGGGTGACCGCGATCAGTGTGCCGTCTCGCTCGACGGTGAAACCATCCACCGGTTCGTCTTCACCGATGGGGGTCACGGTCTAGTCCTGCAAGCACACCGCGACGGTCACGGTGATGTCTTGGGGGTCGCGTTCGTGCAGGCCCAGCACCTCGATGTGGAACCCCGACGGGCAGGCCGGTCCGATCGGTCCCGCCAGACCGGGACGACCTCGCGGACCCGGGGGACCCTGGGGTCCGGTGGCCCCGTCCTTCCCGTTGGAACCGTTCTTACCTGGCCTGCCCGCTGGACCGGTAGCGCCCCGAGGACCTTGATTCCCGGTGGACCCCGGAGGCCCCGGCGCACCGTCCGTACCCGCCGGACCGGTCACCGATGCACCAGGTTGCCCGGCCGGTCCACGCGGCCCCGGTACCCCTCGGGGTCCGCGTGGACCAGGAATCGGGGTGACTGTCACAGTAGGCGGTGCTGGCGAGGCGGAGGGCGATACCGCCGGGGTGGAGGTGGGCGTCGCCGCCGCAGCCTGCCCTTCCAGATAGTCGGTGACCGGGTGGGTGACCGCGCTGATCAGGCAGCCGGTGGCCAGCACCGCGGCCAGGGTGAACCCGACCACCGGTCTACTCGTCGCCCACCGCGTCATTCTCACGGAGTTCCCTCATCCGCTCAGCCAGTTCCTCGCGTTCCAGTCTGCGCTGAGTGGCGTCCGTCCGGCCAGCCAGGAACCCGGCCAGCAGACCGATCAGGGTGTTGATCACATCCCCGATCGCGTTCGACGCCGGAGACAGGTCGGAGTCGGGGTTCACGATGGCGGTGATCCCGACCGTGGCCCCTGCCGCCAGCACCGAGAAGCAGACCGTCCCGGCCACCATCAGGATCAGGATGTCTGTGGTGCTGCGGCCCTTCACCGCCCCCCCTAGGTGATCTTGATTGTCCCTTCGATCAACTTGTGGTCGGCGTTCAACTGCAAGTCTGCATCGGGTAGTACCTTCGCGGCGGTGAACGTCGCCGACCCCGACGTCAACCGGGTGAACACGTCGATGGTCGCATCCGGACCGCCCTCATGGGTGTCGGGCCACTTGCCCAACTCGTCCCAACAGGTGGTGACGTCCTTCGACCCCCACACGTTCTTGGTCTCGTCGTTGGCGTTCACGTCGGCCCCGATGAACGACAACGGCCCGTGGTCCTTCGCCCAAGACACGGCCGCGTCCTGCAACCTGCCGTTCGCGTTCGGCTCCTGCTCCGAAGACTTCGCGGTCAGCAGGTGCATCGCCGCCACCGAGACCTGGCCGTACGGGGTGTCCACCGTCATCCAGGTGACCCCACGGGCCGAATGCCCGGACCCGGAGTCCACCACCTTGTGCCAGCCGGTGTTCACCTTCTTGGTCGCCCACCGCTTGTCGATGCACACCCAGCCGTCACCGGCGATGTAGCAGTAGAACTCCTTGTCGGAGGCGGCCTGTTTGATCAGGGAGGCGGTCGGGTCGGTGCCCGCCTCGGTGCCGGTCAACACCACGTTCCCGGTCTGCCGGGCATGGTCGAACAGGGTGTTCACGTCGGCCTTTTTCTGGGCGTCGGTGTCGCCTGCCTCTAGCGACGTGTGCTGCCAGCCGAAGGTCCCCGTCGCGTCGCCACCGCTGGGGTCGTCGTCACTTGGGTCGAAAGGACAGCAACGACAACTTCGCGGTGGTCAGGGTGCCGTCCCCGCCCTGGATCCGGACCCGTGCCCGCAGCAGCCGACCGTCCTGGACCGAACCGATCCGAGCCGAACACCCGTTCGACACGTCCCCCATCGAGTCGATCCCGGAGGTTTCCGCGGCCTCCTTCTTCTTGGTGTCCCACTCCACCCAGGACACCTGCAGCACGCCGCCCTTCCGGTCCGCCGACACCTGCAGGGTCGCCGAGTACGGGCCAGTCACGCTGATCCCCGGTTCACCGGGGTTGACGTACTTGTCGGTGCCCTTCGCCCACTCGATCGGGTACCAGGAGCCGTTCTTCAACTCGACCTTCTTCTCGATCGAGGCGGTGATGTAGTCGGGCATGTCATCCTCCGGGGGTTCGGGTTCGGGCTTGTCGTGGCCGATGGTCTGCTCGTTGATATCCCACGCCCAGCCCGCGTACGGCAGACCCCAATGGGCCTCCACCCAACCGAGGTCGACGGTCGCCACCCGCCCCGAGCCACCGGCGTCGGTGGAACGGACCTTGCCGCCGCCGACACTGATCGCGATGTGGCCGTACCCGTGGGAGCCGCCGGTCCAGTACACGGCCGAGCCGCGCGGCGGGTTCCGGTTCCCGGGGTACCGGTCGTTGGTGTTCCGCCACGCGGTGGCCGCGTCGGCGTACATGGCGTCGATGCCAGCCCATATCCGACATTGCTGCAAGCAGTAGCGAACTCAACCGGGGTCGTTGACTTGATCCGCCTCGGCGTTCCGTGCGGTCTGTTGAGCGTCATAGACCATGGTTGGCATCACCACCCTTCTCTGCTGTAACATGGGGTATGGAACGTTCGTGGACTACCCGTGGCATGACTACTGCCGAACGACTGGCGTACTACTCCCGACCCGACGGTGACTGCGTGCTCTACACCGGAACGCTGACCCCGACCGGATACGGCGCAATCTATGACTCCGAGCAGAGGCGAAGGCGGGCTGCTCATCGAGTCGCCTACGAGATTCACGTCGGTCCGATCCCGGACGGACTGTGCATCCTCCATGCCCGCGACTGCCCGAACCGGAACTGCGTGAACCCGGCTCACCTGCGACCTGGCACTCAGAAAGAGAACATGGCCGATCGGGAAGCCGTCGGTCATGGACGTGGCCGAGGCACTCCGCCACCCTGCTCGGTGGACGGCTGCGACCGAACCTCGCGCAACCACGACACCCTGCTGTGTGACCCGCACTACCGGCGACTCCGACGCAACGGGTCGGTCGGCAGCCCCGAGGTTCGTACCGGGGCGTACGCCAACCGCTGGGCCTGACACGTCAGTCCTCCGGATGCTTGTCCTCGTTCGGGCGCAGGGTGGGGTCACGGTCCTGCCCGCCCTCGGGCTCGATGTACTCCGGGTCCTGGGCTGGCTTGTCCGGTCCCGGGTGTACCGGGTCCGGGGTCGGGTTCGGGTCGCTCATCGGCGGATCGTCGGCATCAGCAGCAGCAGCGCGATCACGCCGAGTTCGATGACCACCAGCCACTGGAACACATCGTTACTCATCGGGGGGCTCCGGTTCGGGTTCGGGTTCTAGTTCGGGGATGACCGGCATGTCGCCGGGCATCGGCTCGCCGAACCCGGAGAACGCCTCGGTCGTCCAGTTCTGCACGGGCGTCTCGCTCATGGCGGCAGGCTACTCCCGAAGTTCCATGATGGAACCTGTCCTAGAGGGGCCTGTCGGGAGTATGGTCCGTGCCAGGAGCAGTACCCGCAGCGGCCTTGGCGCCCACGGTGATCGTTGTCTCGTCCCGTCACCAAGGAGTCCGCCGTGGACCTGAACCAGAACTTCACCAGCCTCGATGACGCCGCTCTGAGCGAGTACGCGGCCGAGGTTCTTGCCGCGTTCAACGAGATCGCGGCGCTTGATGCCCCGGACATCGAGCAGATCACCGAGGCCGAAGGTCTCGCCGACCACCTGGACGCGATCACCGCCGAGCAGGACAGCCGGGTCGCGGCCGAGGCCGAGCGCGTCGAGCGTGCCTCCGCGCTCCGCACCCGGTTCTCCACCGAGCCCGCCGAGGCCGACGAGGACGAAGGTGAGGACGAGGCCGCCGAGGAAGAGGCGCCCGCCGAGGAGGAAGCCGAGGCCGAGCCGGAGACCGAGGCGGTGGCATCCAGCAAGGTCGCCACCCTCGCCACCCGAGTCCGTCGCCCCGCCAAGCCCGCCCCCACCCGGACGCCGGTGATGATCACCGCTGCCGCCGACGTACCCGACTTCGCCACCGGTTCGAAGATGGAGGGCTGGGACTCGGTCGGGAAGGCGCTGGTCAACCGGATGCGCGGGTTCGGCACCCCCACCGGTGACGGCCTGACGGAGAACCTGCAGCACTACGGGGTCGCGTCGTTCCGGCTCGACTTCCCCGAGGACCTGACCATCGACCGGCACACCGACGAAATGGAGGTCCTGTACCACGCGATGGACGAGAAGCGGCTTCCGGAGAAGTCGCTGGTCGCGTCCGGTGGCTGGTGTGCCCCGTCGGAGACCCTGTACGACCTGTGTGCCGGTGAGACCACCGAGGGCATCTTGTCGGTGCCCGAGGTCAACGTGACCCGTGGCGGCATCAAGTTCACGTCAGGTCCCGACTTCTCCACGATCTACTCCAACGTGGGCTTCTGCCAGACCGAGGCGCAGGCCATCGCCGGTACCGCGAAGACCTGCTTCGAGGTGCCGTGCCCGTCGTTCACCGAGGTCCGGCTCGACGCCTGCGGGCTGTGCGTCAAGGCCCCGATCCTCACCAACGCCGCCTACCCGGAGTTGGTGCAGCGGTGGCTGTCCGGCTCGATGATCGCCCACCAGCACAAGATGAACGCGAAGGTGATCAACGCGATCGTCGCCGCCGCCGGTACCGCGAAGACGATCACCGCGCTCGGGTCGTCGGTCGCGGACACGGTCGACTCGCTGGCCCTGATCGCCGACGGGATCCGGTCGAAGTACCGGCTGTCCATGGCGGCGTCGATGGAGGTCGTGCTTCCGTTCTGGGCGAAGACCGCGATGCAGAACGACCTGGACAACCGCAACGGCTGCGGCGGCTCCACCGTCGAGTCGCTGTTCGCGTCGCGGAACCTGCACGTCTCCTACGTCTACGACTGGCAGGACACCCCGTTCCCGGCCGGTACCGCCCCCGCCGTCGCCTACCCGGCGACCGTGCAGGCGCTGATCTACCCGGCAGGCACCTTCATCAAGGGCACCTCCGACGTGATCAACCTCAACGCCGTCTACGACTCCGCCTCCCTGGTGCAGAACCTGTACACGGCGCTGTTCTACGAGCAGGGCATCCTGATCGCCAAGATGTG